GATACTCCTATTTCACCCTCAGCAAAACCTCAAGCAGTTAAACAGACAAAGGGTTCCACTGCAAATTTAGCAGCCGGTTTGTTTAGAGTGGGGCCAATTACAGAAATTAAACAATCATTTTTTTTGCCTGAGTTTACACCTCAACAAGCAGCTACAGCATATTTAGAAGCCGCGACCGGTAGACCTGAGAAGATAGGGACCGGCGGCCGGTTCTAATGCCAATAACAGCAATCCCAAAAGGGGTAGAACTGCGTAAAATTACAGCAGTACAGAAAAGAGCGTTAGATGAATTAATCACTAAAGAAAGAGGTTCTAGTGCCCTAACAACTGCGTTAGTGGTGGGTATTCCGTCAGTTGTAGCCGGTTCGGCTATACTTGCGTATGTTTTCAAAGAAGAGGCCCAAGAATGGTATGCCGACAAAAAAGGAGAAATTGTAGAAGCAATTAAAACAATTGTGGAAAATACTGGCGGTGGAATTGTAAGTGTTGTTTTAGATACTGCGAATAAAGTTTTCCAGAATAATCCTAAAACTCCCGAAATAGTTAATGGTTCTAAATTAACACGGTGCACTAGATGGGCCGTTGATGCGACCGACGTTTTAGCTTTAGTACAAAAAGGCAACTTAACAAAAGCAGAAACCACCGTCGCAGCTATTGCTACTATTGCAATAGCTAAAGAAATGAAAAGAGAAGGATGTTCTAGGCCTTCTGCTATATCTGAAGACCAGTGGAAACAAGCATGAATCCGGATTTAATATATCTCTTTACAGGAGAGATTATCATTATTTTAGCATTGTATAGATGGGTATTTCGACAGATGATTGTTTCCCACTGGGAAGAAAAAATTGCAGAGGATGAATGGTTGATTATTAATTTAAAACCTGTCATAGATGAAATCGAGGATAGGATGCACGGAAAACTTGAGGACTTTCAATCTTCTTTTTTTGGTTCGGTTGGACAGATGGTAAAAAAAGGTAAAGAATTAGACCCGATGAACGGAATTAGAAAAGCAGCTAAGGATGGAGATTGGACTTCAATGTTAGTAGAATACGCCGCTAACAAGGCCGGAATAGGGGGTGTATTAGGTAATTTAAGCCCTAAAGAAGGGGAAAAAGAGCCTGAAATAAACGCTAAACCAGCCATTCCTAAATCAATTAAAGACATTTTTAAGTTATAATGATATATTATTATTATTAATAAACTAATGAAAAGGGTTATTTCTATTTTTTTTATTAGCCCTTCTTTTATTTTTCTTCATATAATAATAATATTTATATATAGACCCTTGCTGTAGGTGTAATAGGAGTATCAAATATGCTACAACATAACATATGGGAAGAGTTAGTTCGTATAAGAGAGGTCATGGCTTTGGATTCTTATACTAGGCAAATGCAAACATTAGGGGAAGAGATGGCAAACTTAGATTTAGGTAAAATAATACCTGATAGATTAGATGACCACATACAAAGACGTATGGACATTGCTGAAGAGTTAGATAAATGCAGGGTGAAGATGATGGCTATAGCTTTCCCGATGGAGCACTTATGAAACGCGAAAGAGGCAGACCGTTTGATAGTGGGCTAGTAGGGAAGCCCTGCAAACGTTGTGGAGATAAATTAACGCAGCACCATAAAATCTATGGCGGGTATTGTGGACACTGTAATGGAGCGGTGAATAGTGGGTAGGCCTAAAGGTTCTTTTACGGTAGCTAAATCATTTACAATTGGATTGAAGGAGGCTGCTTGGATAGAGGAAAAGATGCAGAAAGGGAAGAAAGCATCGGAAGTAATAAACGGGCTAATACACGCAGAGATGAAAAAAGAGATTGGACAGACTAAAGAAACGACACACTGGTGCCAACCATGCAGTTCTCTGACGACAAGGACTAGTCAATTACTATGTACATCGTGTGGCTATTATGATAAAGTACTAGCTGAAATTATATCGAGGCAGTCTTAAATAGCAAAATATAGTAAGTGGGGTACATGGCAGTAAGACGTAAAGCTCCACGACGTAGAGCAAAAAAATCATTTAACGTGTCAGCTATAGAACTAGGTACAGCTTTATCACTGTCTCAATCTACTGGCGCAGCAACAGCAATTCAAACAGCATTAAAGGGCGATATCGCAGGTGCATTATTGGGAATGCAATCCAAAGTAATGACTGATAAAAATAGAATCATAGGAACTTTAGGGGCAGCTTTTGTCGCTAAGGCACTAACAAAAGGGTTTACATCCGGAACCTTGGCCAAGCTAGGCCCAATCAGGATAAAGGCATAGAGGAAAAAACATGGCATCATACAGAGTAAGAAATGGAGCAATAACTGCGAGTGATTCTTTCACCGCTTTAACAAGTTTGTACGGTCAAAGCACGTCCGCATCAGTGCAGTGCCCTGCAAATACAAGTTCGATTGTTGGTTTAATTGTGGCAGTAAGCCAAAATTCAGCAACCGAAGATAATTGTACCTTTAGTGTTCAATTAACAGGCGACGGACTTACTGAACAACAGACCTTGACAGTTGGCGCAGCTACTAATGTAGGAACTGAAACATCAACAGGTATGACAATCTTACCGTTTAGTTTAGATGTAGCTATTCCAGTTACCGCAAGTAATCAGGTTTCTATTGCTGGAGCAATGGACGCAGATATGGGTGAAGCACAAATGAGTGTGACGCTAATATTTGCTTAATATGAACCCAAACAAGATAAGAAAAGTTTACGCACCGTATTCAACTACAGGTGAACAGGTTGGTCAAACACCACTCGAAGGTTATGTTGATGTAGCTCAAGCGATTTACCCAGCAGTTAACACCGGACAGATTGGAAAGGACGGGGAATGGTCAGGCGTTACCGTTAGCGATAAGACTTTCAATATAGATACAACACATGTAGGTGTGCCGAATGGCGCCGCCGTATTAGTTCCACAAAAACAACCTGATTTTATTGATATGACTGGTTATAATGATATATTTATAGCAATTAAAAATAGCAGTGGTAGCACTTTTGCTATTCAAGCAGTTATGGGGCCAGATACACATGCCTTTGCTAATTTAACCCCAGTTAATGCCGCCGCAGGATTAAGAGGTCAATTAGTAGCAGGTGACCAAGGAAACTTATTAAGTGATACAAACGAAAGTTTACAAGACAGCGTATGGAATGTATTTTTTGTTGGTAATGTATTGAAAGGACAAAAGTTATTACAGTTTAAAATTACTAATGGTAGTGGTGGCGCTTCGGATATTACGTTTGCATACATGAGAGTGGTATAATATGGCAAAGAAACTAACTAAAACACAAGCAAAAAAATTAATTAAAAGAGCATTAGATGCTATAGGAAAATTAATGACTGACAGATTAATGCAACCTGACAGTGTAGTTCCTGTTACTATGGATTCATTTAAGAAATCTAGACAACCGTTGAAAACGGCATTTAACAAACTATGAGCGGCTTAAGTAAGCTAATAGACACGTTATTCAGGGGTCAACAGGCCTTAGAAGCATTCAAGAAGCTAAGAGAAGACGATGATAGCTGAATTATTCTTAATTTTGGATTTGCTGGGGGACACCGTTGATACTCCTATTTCACCCTCAGCAAAACCTCAAGCAGTTAAACAGACAAAGGGTTCCACTGCAAATTTAGCAGCCGGTTTGTTTAGAGTGGGGCCAATTACAGAAATTAAACAATCATTTTTTTTGCCTGAGTTTACACCTCAA